CTCAATATTTTTCATTTAAAATGAATCAAGAGCTTCCTGACATTGATGATATTTCTTTAAAGATTTTTTCACAAAATCAAGACAATCTTATTATGGATCGTCTTAATACAGTGTCTTTAATCAAAAGAAAAAGAATTTTATTTTCTTTACTACAATGTAAAGATTTAGCAAATAAAATTCCCGATTCAATGATTAAAGAATCTTATAAGAAACATCGTGATGTTTTAAGTACTGTACGAAAAACACCACAGGAAATTATTAATTTTGTGAGACAATACGCAAGACAATTTGCAAGTTCTGTTAGTAAGTATTATAGTAATATAACACCACTAGCATTAACAACTGCGCCTTATGAATGTACACGTTCCCAAGGGGGTACTAGATCATATCTAGAACCCAACCTAGTTTTTAATAGACAACATCGTATCAAAACCTTAACAAGAATTGATCCTGTTGTTATCCATTTAACTGGTAAGCCTGGAATTGGTAAATCATTCATTAGTGAGTTCTTAATAAGGAAACTCGCAGATACATTTTCTATTCGAAAGGAGAATGCCCGTTATTCTCGTTCTATGGCATGTGAACATTGGGATGGTTATGAAGGACAATTAATTGCCCAAATCGATGATATCTTCACTGAACGTGATGGTACCAAAGATGCTAAACAACTCATCCAAATGTGTTCAAATGCTCAATGGGTAGTACCTATGGCTGATTTAAAGTCAAAAGGTAAACTATTTAATTCTGAATTTTTAATTCTTAGTTCTAATCAAAGATTTCAAAATAATGCTTATATTAATTGTGATGAAGCAATTAATAGAAGGGTCTATAGACCTGCATTCTTTATTGAATCTTTTAATAAGAAAACTGGAAACTATATATTCTGGGAAACAAATAGTCCTGATAATATGTATAACCAACAAAGTCATAAACCACTTATAGGTGATCTGAACTATGTTGTAAATCATATTTTTAACTACTCAATGAAAACATATAATGAGAGAATCGAGTCTTTATCATTGATTGATGATAAACAATATAAAAAAATCTTTATGCCAATTGTACAAGGAAAGGAATTTGAATTTAACTGTGGATATGAATATGATCCATGTCCTAATTCTATTCCGATCGTTAAAGCTCATGCTATCCCGGAACCTTTAAAGGTTCGTATGATAACGAAAGGTGAAG